TGCAGATCGTCTGCAACCGGGCGTGGCATGCGGGCTCCCTTCATGTGGGCAACGGGACGACGACCCGGTTGCAGACGATCTGCACCGTGAACGGCAGCGTCAGGAACGTCCGCTCGGTCTGGCCGCTCGGGATCGAGCGCGGCACGATGCCGGGTCCGCCCATGAGGATCGCGGACTGGAGGGTGTACTCCGCGACGTAGGCCTTCGTGTGGGCGATCCACGCATCGGCGATCAGGTCGCGGTCGGCGTAGAGCGCCGCGGCGTTGTCGCCGAGCGGGACCCGCGGCCGCCAGACGGAGGCCACGATCGTGAGGTGCAGCCGTTCGTTCCCCGGCTGGAGGTGCGGTTCCCATGCTCCCATCGCGCACGTCACGGCAGGCATCCCCGCCTCGCTGAAGTCGTCCGCGAGCGGCACGACCTCCGGCTGCGCGCTAATCACGCTGGTCGTGACGCCGGCGGCGAAGACGTGCCCGCCGATGACGCTGGCGATGACCTGGGCGCAACCGTCAACGATCGCCGCGGTGTTCGTCATGAGATCGGCCCCGTGGTGCGCCCCTCATTGACGATCGAGAAGATTGCCTGCGCGATGGCATCCTCGGACTCAGAGAGCCGCGCCATGAAAGCTGCCTCGAGGATCGGCCGCGCCTTCATGCCGGGGTGGCGCACGGGCTTCGTCGAGAAGAATGCGGCTGCGCGCTTGCGACCCGTGTTGTCCCACGAGCCGGAGCCCGCCGGGCCGGCGAGAACCGCGCCTCCGCTCCGCGCCACAGCCCCCGGGCCGGAATACTGGCCCTTGTTCGCCCGACCGCCGCGGACCGAATGCTGCCGATGGACCTTGCCCGGCTTGATCGTGTGCGCCTTCGCGCCCGGTTCGAAGATGTTGAAGAGGGGCGACTTCGGGCGAACCCATGCCTCGATCGAGCGTCCGGACGCCCCGCCGCGCGTCGTGACATGCGCTGCGGGGACCTTCTGGAACGAACGCGGATGCCCGGCCGTCGCGGCCGCGACCTTGAGGCCGGCTTGGAACGGCTTCGCGCCGGCGCGGACGGCCTTCCGCATCTTGTTCTGGAGCTCCTGGCCCTCGAACTGGGAGAGCATGGCGCGGACCTGCGGGAGCCCCTCGAGGTGGACGGCGGTGATCATCGCCAGGCGCCGAAATGGTGCTGATCGTCATTGGCGAACAGGCAGGCGGCGAATCGGTGACGCTCGCGCTCCAGGAACTTGTAGAAGACCTGCGGCCACCAGGCCGGGACTGCCGGATGCCCGTAGGCGTCGTCGGACGGCAGCGAACCGGAATAGGAGGGGTCGGCGTAGGCGAGCTGGCGAGCTCGCGCCGCGCAGGCTTCGGTGAGCGCCGCTGGGATCGCTGGCCAGCCGCGGACGCCGGTCAGGCGAATGCGATCCGGATGGCGCGGGAACCGGCGATACGTCGGCCCGATCAACTCGATGTGGAAGTAGGGCTCGATCCCGAGCAGGTCGGGTCCTTCGCGCGCCCCCGTGCCCCGGAACGCGTAGTCCGTGTCCAGCGTCAGGGTCGTCCAGTTGCCTGCGGCGTCCGCGAACTCGAGCGTGGCCAGCGAGACGATGCCGTAGTGGGCATGCAGCACATCGCCGTCGATATCGATCGCGCTGGGCGTCCACGCCGTCGTGCCGTTGGCCGGGTGGTAGAAGTAGTCGCCCGCCTCGCCGATCAGCTCGTCTGTCGCGACGCCGAGCGCCGTGGCGAGACGCGCAGTCCGGTTCGCGTTGAGGGTTGTCGTCTCGAAGAGCGCCAGCGCGCGGCCGAGGGTCGCATAGGAGCGCGGCAGGATCGCGCCGGCCGGGTTGGTGCCGGTGAACGGCGCCGAGTAGTCGGAATAATCCGCCGGGATCCCGGGTGTGGCCTTGGAGACGCGCCACTGGTAGGAACTCGTGCCGATGCCGGCAGGGTCCCACCACGAGTACTGCACGGTCGCTGCGACGATGGCGGTCGTGTGGACTTCGGCGTAGGCGCCGAGCGCGTAGGGCGGGATCAGGGCGAGGTCGGCACGCTCGATCCGAATGAGCGCGCCGGGGCCGAAGACTCCGGCGGCAAGAACGCCAGCCGGGTCAGGCAGCCAGACGTCGACACGGATCATCCTCGGCCTTCAGGAGCGCCATCAGCGCTCAAGGATCAGGACGATCCGGCCGGTCGAACTCGCATCGGCCCCGGTGACTGCGATCTGGATCCGGCTGAGGACCACCGGCGAAACCGCGGACCCGACGACGTCGGCGCCGCTGTCATCCTGGCCGACTACGACCGGCAGGTAGCGACCGTCGGTGTTCACAGCCGTCAGGCCGAGGAGCGTGGTGCCGACCGGCTCCTCGGTGATGACGATGTCGGGGGCGTTCAGCGTCCCGATCTCGAGGTCGACCGCACGCAGGATGGCCGGGCTGGCCCGGACCGTCCGCGTCACGGCCCCGGCGCCGTCGGTGTTGAGCGGCACGCTTTCGCGGATGAGGCTCATGCCGACGGCTCCTCTCCAGGGGACGGAGCCACCTCCGGTTCCGGTTCGGTGACCGGGCCGAAGGTGGGCGTGAACGGCCGGAAGCAACCGGACTCGATCCGGCCTTTCAGGATCGGGTGACCCGCGACGACGGTGTCACCCTGGCGCACCCAGAGGTTGCCCGAGACGAGGAACGTCTTCGTCGCGACGTAGAGCTCACTGCGGAGCTGCTTGACGGCCATGGCTTACGTCTTCTGGAGAAGGCGGAAGGCGTTGAACACCAGCACCTTGCTGGTATTGCGCCAGCGGGCGTAGATGCCGCGCTGGCCGAGCGGATCGCCCCCGCCGTCGAACACCTGAGCGATGTACTCGGTCGAGAGGCCGAGCCGGTCCACGATCACGAACTGCTGGAAGTCGCCGAAGAGATCGACGTTGTCGCCCGAGCCGCCAAAGGCGTCGTCCATGAAGGATGCCTCGAAGGCCGGGTAGCCGTGGAGCGTCGCGGACAGCGGGTCGTAGATCGAATTGGACGGCTGACCGTTGGTGCCGAGCTGCCGGTACTTCTGGAGGATCGCGAGGTTGGCCATGTGGGATGCGCGGCCGCTGTTGCGGAACCGTGGCCCGACCGCACCTTCGAGACCGTCGAGCGCGTCGAGGTCGAAGGTCGCCGAGGTGACGACGCTGGAACCCTCGTCGTCGATCGCCCAGATGATGCCCTCAGGCTCGTTGGAGCCGTCACCGATGACGTACTTCTCGCACTCGAGGACGTCCTTGGAGTCGCGGATGAGGCCGCCCAGCGCGGCTGCGATGGCTGCCGAGCCGTAGTCCTCCTGGTACTCGGCGGTGAACTTGACGAACACCTTGGCCCGCACAGGGGTGACCAACTGGCCATCCGGGTCCGCGGAGACGTCGGCGATTGCGGACTCGGTCGCCGTCGCGGTCTCAACGCCGTAGGTCGCCACGACACCCGCGGTCGTCACCGGCTGCCAGGACTTCGTCGTGATCGTCTCGATCCGGGCCAGCGGCTGCCCCGTCTTGGGGTTCGTCTGGCGGAACGGGGCGGCCGCTCCCGAGCTGATGTTGATGAAGGTCGGGTCGATCGTGATCGGGATCGCCACGCCGCCATCCGGGTCGCTGTACGTCTGCATGACGGCCAGATGCCGGCCGGTCATCCCGTCACGGCCGCCCGCGACGTATTCGGTCCAGGCGGCGCGATAGACCGGATCGTCGGTGCCGATGATCCGGCGGCTGATCCAGCCGTTGCGCTCGACCCCGTGCTTGGCGACAAGCGCGGCGACGTTCTCCTTGGCCTTCGCCTGGTCGGCGACCGTCGGGAAGCTCGCCTTGTCGATGACGCGCATCGCGCCGTCGCGATACAGGCCGGGGAGATCGTCGACCGAGTTCGCGCGCTGGCGATAGGCCGACAGGTCATAGACGTTCTCGGGCGCCTTGTGGACGTTCGGGACCGCGAATGAGCTGAACGGGCCCTCGGACTTGCCGGGGTCCCGGGCCGCGGCCGTGAGGACCGCGTCGCGGATCGCGAGCTCGTCGATCGTCGCGTTGACACGGGCCAAGAGACCTTCCTGACCCGAGATCTCTTCGAACTCGACACGCTGCGCTTCGTTGAACGGCTGGCCCGCTGCCTCCGCGTCAAGCTCGGTCAGGCGGGCGCGGAGCTCGGCATCGGCCGCCCGATAGGCGTCGAGACCCCGCAGGCTTTCGATGTCGAGGCTCACGATCGTTTCCCTTTCATGCGCTGGTTCCAGCCCCGATCGGGTCTGGCAATCGATGCCGTGATCGGGACCGGATGCCCTTGGGCGCGGCCCGCAGATGCGGGAGATACCTTGGGCTGGAGGCGCGAAACCGTGTCCTCCAGCGTTCCGATGCGGTCGACCATGCCGGCCGCGAGTGCCGTGCGGGCCAGGAGCGTTCGGCCCTGGCCGTAGTCCGCGGAGACCTTGTCGACGGTGACTCGCCGGCCGCGGGCGACATCGCCCACGAACATGCCGTAGAAGTCGTCGACCTGGCCTTGGATCGCCTCTCGCGCCGTGTCGCTGAGCGGTTCGAACTGATTGCCCTCGGTCTTGAACGGGCCGGCAGAGACGAGCGTCGTCTTGACGCCGGCCATCTCCGCCGCCACGGAGACGTCCTCGTGCATCGCGAACACGCCGATCGATCCGACCTCGCCTGACGGCGTGGCGACGATCTCGGTCATCTGCGCAGCCAGCCAGTAGGCCGCCGAAGCCGCGAGCGTGTTGACCTGGCCCACGATCGGCTTGGAGCCGCCGCGTGCCGCTCGCAACTCGGCGGCAAACTCCGGCACGCCGTCAACGGAGCCGCCCGGCGAGTCGATGTCGAAGACGATGGCCGAAATGCTGCGGTCCCCGAGCGCAGCCCGGAGCGCGTTGCGCAGTTCGTCGATGCTGGTCCCGCCCGACGTGTCGCTCATGAGACTCTGGCGCTGGCTGATGATGCCGTACATCGGGATCACCGCGACAGGGCCGACCTTCGCGCCGCCCGCGCGGTCCCCGTTCTGTGCCCGGGCGCCGGCCAGACGTTCCGCGATCTCGTCAACGGTGGGGGAGCCGCCGGCCGAGCGGAACCGGAGAAGATCCGCCATGAAGGTGAGCATGTGCGGCTGGACGGCCCACGCCCGTTCGAACAGGGCCTTGGTCACGTGGCTGTAGCTGCGCGGCGTGACGATCGACGCGGCGGGAAGCGACTCGTCGGCCTGGCCAGTCAGCGGCGGAGGTTCGTACTGCGGGTCGCCCTCGTTCGCGTCGCTCAGGTGCCCGGCGAGGTGCTCCCAGACGCCCTGGCGATCGCCGTCCGGGATGTCCGGCCGACCCGGCGACCCGGCCGGGCGGTTGAGGTAGCCGATGCCGGTGGAAGAGGCAACCGTGCTCGCTGCGCCAACCGTGCCGTCAGTTCCGATGAAGTGATGCCCGAACTTGTAACTGCCCTTGAGGTCTGGGTCGGTCGCACCGTCTACCCAGGCATGGGAGGCGCGGAGCGCTACCCGGTCGGCCGGACACCGCGCGTCCATCGCCGGGCCGTCCCAGGCTCCATCATCGGTCGGCGTCTTGTGGACCGGAATCGCAGGCATGTCCAGAGCCTGCGGGGTGGCGGGGTGTGCAGGTCAAGGGGTGGCGGGGTGCGCTAGTTGGGGGTGGTGGGGTGTGCAACGTCGCCTGGCGCCCGCGCAGAAGGCCCCGGCCGTGGGGACCGGGGCCTTCTTCGGCGATCAGAGGTCGGCGCGGATCAGGGCCTCACGACTCCGGTTCGGTAATGTCGAAGCTGGCCGACGTGTCCGGCGTCAGCGCCCCGCTCATCGCGTCGAGGGTGTAGGTCCCGGCCGTGTCCACCGCGAGATCATCGAAGGTCGCCACACCCGCCACGACTGTCTGAGTCAGCGTCCCGGCGAGTGTCGCGCCGCCGGGGGTCGTCAGGGCCACGGTGATCTGCGTCACGTTGTCGTGCGTGCAGACGGCGTCGAGGTCGTCGAGCACCTGCACCGTGACTGCCGGGGCGATGATCCCGACCGCTGGCGAGCCCTCCTGCACCGTGGAGGGCGTCAGAGTTGGGTTCGTGCCGGTCAGGTTGGCGGCATCGACGATCAGTTCGGGTATATCTTCGGAGGCGTAGCTGCCAGCGTACTCAAACTCGAATGGCGTGGAGGCCAAGGGTCCACCAGACACCAGAACATCCCCGATCTGTTCGAGCAGCAGGTCAATGAGTACCTGCAATGCCACCGCATCGACATCCCAAGGGATACTCGTCAACGAGCCCCACGGGCCACCGGCTGTGTCCCACGTCCCGCCCTCGATCGTTCCACCGCCGGTGATGCGCTGGATCTCGTTGACGGCGCCGGCATGGACAAGCGCGTTGGTCGGATCCTGGTCGAACGTGAGCGCGACCGGAGGCTGGGCCATGAGCCCGGAGGCGCGCATCGCGGCGATGATCTGCTCGGGGGTGCCGGCGGCGCCGACGTCGGCGGCCTGCGTGCCGACCCCTCCCGCCGTGACCTCCACCGTCGCAGCGGTGCCCGCACCGCCTGCCTGCGTGACGGCAACCGATGCGCCGCCTGCTCCTTCGATGGCGATGGACGGCGGAGCGGTAGCGGTGCCGGTATCGCCGGAGAGGTCGGGAGAAGCAGGGGAGGGCAGGTCGCCCATCGACGCAACGGCGTTCGCGGCGTTCAGCGTCGTGTTAGCGTCGAGGGCAGCCTCCTCGTCTGCGGTGAGGGTGGCCTCGAACGGCCCTTCGAGGGTGACGCCCGTGCTGTGACTGGCACGGGCGGTACCACGCACTCCCCGTTCGAGGATGACCTTGGCCTGGTTGAGAAGCCGAGGGTCAAGTGGCGTCCGGTAGCCGAGAAATTTGACCATCTCGCTACCGAGGCGGAAGAGATCGCCGGGCGTCGCGCTGACCGGCGCGCTCAGCGTCGCCAGGGGCGCGCTGGCGCTGATGTTCGCGGTGAGGGTGGCCATGTCGTCAGCCTCCGGGGTTCCGAGCGCGCTACGTCTTGCTCGCCTCGACACTGGTGGGGGCGGCATAGACCACGAGCAGACGAGAGCGCCCGGCCGTGCCCGTGCCAGCGTCCACCGTCGTCACCGTGGCGGTGATCGTCTTCTGGGCCGCGCAGTACTTGCCGGCGCCGCCCTTGTAGACGCCGAGCGTGGCGCCCAGCGTTTCCTTCGAGGAGAACCCGTAGCGGGCGCCGAGAACGTCGGCGAGCGGGGCCGCCTTGAGGTCAGTCGCCGCGATGTAACCGTCCGCGTCGTCGCCGTCGCCGACGGTGACCGACGCGCTGACGGACGCCGTCCAGAGCGCCGTGTTCCGCCAGATCACGTCGAGCACGGTCGCTCCGATGGGCACGACCACGGTGGCCGCGTAGGTGCCGCCGTTGGCCGTCTCGACGAAGGTCCGCTCCTCGGTCTGGACGGTCTGCGTTGCGACGCTCGTGGTGGCGCTGACGCCGCCGATTTTGAGGGTGAGAACGTCGAGCTCGTCGAGACCGAAAGGCCCCGTGATTGCGGCGCCGTTGAGATGGGCGGCGGCAACGGAGTCTTCGGCCCCGCGGACCATGATGGCCTTGGCCGTCTTGACTGCCGCGATCGCGGTGGGGTCGATCGGCGTCTGATGGCCGAGGAACTCCATGACCTCGGTACCGATGAGGAAGTGATCGCCCGCCTTCGCCACGATCGGTCCACTGGCCGTGAGCATGTGGGTGCTCTTGTCGATGTTCCCGACGAGGGTTACTGCCATGTCAATCTCCTTGCCTGAGTCGCCGCCTGATGGTGTCCCGGGAAACCCCGAGCTCTGTCGCGAGGCTGTCGTAGCCGGCCCGGCGGCCGGCAGTAAGCAATTCGGCCTTCTTGGCGCGTACCTCGCCGCTCGACACGATCGGCGCCGGTCCCGCGCCGACCTGCCGCGCCGGCGCGACCGAGACGACGACCGGGCTGTCCGGCATGAACAGCGACGGGTAGGCCAGGACCGTCGCGTGGTCACCGGCCAGCAGGGTCCCTTCCGCGATGTCGCCCGAGATCGGCCCGTCCGCTGGCCAGAAATGGCGGATCGCTCGATAGAGCGGCGCGGTCACTGCGATCAGGGCGCCCCGAACAGTCTCGGCGTCGGCATCCGTCGCTGGTGCCCAGCCGCGCTCGAGCATTGCGCGCAGTCGGCCGACGCTGACGCTGAACTGCCGCGCCGCCCCGTGGGCTCCGGCAGGCAGGCTGACGCCGGGAGGCTGGAGCTGGACGCTCACGAGCCCCGTGTGAACGAGCCTGTTCATGTCGCCCGAGGTGACCGCATCGACGACGCTCGCCGGCGTGAAACCTTCGTTGACGAGGCGCGCGATCGTCTCCGCGTTGGCCTGCATGACGGTGGCCTGGTCGGTCACGTCGGCTTGGAGGAAGGGGATCGAACGCTGGTCGTACCAGAGGCGCGTCCCCGCCGGCGGCGGCACGATCGTCTCGAGTGATCCGCACATGTTCGGCCACAGGTAGCGCAGTGTGATGTCGCTCGTGCTCCGCTTCGCGGCGCCGTAGTTCCCGGCGTTCATGCTCGACCCGGCGAGCCCTTCGGAAAACGGGACGATGACCGGGTGCATCCCGATGACCGCAGCGATCCGCGTCTCGGCGGTGCCGGCGAGCTCCTTGTAGGCCATGTCGCGGAAGTTGTTGCCGACCGCGTTGACCGTCATGCCGCCGCCCAGGTACATCGTCTTGAACGCGTTCGTCGCGCCGCGGTGCTTCTTCTCGAACGTCTGGAGCCACTGCTTTGCCTTGTTCTCATCCCAATTCGGCGGGAACGAGACGGCGAGGTTCGGTGTCGCCGCGTTGCGGAAGTAGGCTCGTTTGTAGGTGCCAGCGCCGTTGTCCGCAAGGATCTCGGGCAACGCCGCGAGGATCAGCGGCATCCCGCGGTAGCGGCTCAGCGGCCCCGTGTTCGGGTGGAAATGGGCGACCTCTTCCCGGCCGTAGGTGAGGACGTTGTCGCTACTGCCGGGCCCGCCGGGCGTGTAGCCGAAGCCGATGATCTCCGCATCGGGATCCAAGGCGAGCTCCATCGGGTCGCGCTTCTGGCGCGAGCCGAGAACGATGACCGTCCAGTCCGGACGGAGCGCCTTGATCCGATCGACGCCGCCGTAGGGCAGATTCGGTCCGGACGGTCGGACGAGGTTCGCAGCGCGCCGGACGCCGAACCAGTCGCCCGCGAGGTCCGCGTACTGAATCGCCCGGAAGTTGAGATCGAGCGTCGTCTCTCCTGGCTCGGGATGCTCGAGCGACGCGAGATCAGGCGTCCCGAACAGGCCGCCCGCCCGGCCGCCGAAAAGCTGCTGGAACTGGTAGCGGGCCTGGGCGAAGAGCTTCCAGCGCACCTGGAGGGCCGCGAAGACGACGCTGCTGCGCCCGTAGATCGACGAGAGGAACTCGAGCGTCGCCGGCGGAAGTTCCTCATCACCGCGCAGCGTCGAACCGCCGACGAACATCGGCCCGTCGATCGACCACAACGAGAGCCAGTCGCCGAAGCTGAAATCGCCCGAGTCCGCGAACCGGCCCATGCTCCGACGGGCCATGACGGCGAGGGGATTGTTCATTGGTTCACCCCGAGGCCAACCCAGCCGACGAGGACGGCAGCTAGTCCGGCCAGTACGAGAGCCGCGGGCAGGAAGACCATGCCGACCCCGATGGCGACAAGGACGGCACCGGCGACGACCAGGGCGCTGAAGGCAGCCGATGGACGGCGAATCCGGCGGAGAAACCGGCGGCGAGTTGGGCGCGCGCTGGTGGCCATCAGCCGTAGGCCCCGAAGAAGATGAACGGCTCGGCAATGACCTCGGGCGCGACATTGAGCGCACCTGCGGCGATCGCGTGTGTGCGCGCCTCCCATGACAGATCGGCGGCTGGAACCGAGTCGATCTTGTCGGGCGACCCGTCGCGATCCTTTTGGACGCGCCAGAGCGGGCCCTGATCGTCGCTGTAGCCACTCTCGAGCTTGAAGGCGTTGCCGACGTGGGCACTGAACAGCGCGCACAGCGGATGCGACGGGTGGCAGTGGGTGATCTCGCCGGCGCGCTGCGCCTCCGACCAGGCGCGCAGCCGATAGGCCTCGAGCTTGACCGACGCCGTCTCCCGCGCGTGGACCCGTTCCTCTCCCCAGCGCGCCTTCCAGGTCGCGACCCACGACTCGATGTAGGGAGGATCGAAGTACGCCCGCCAGACGTCGAACGTCTCGAATGCCGTGACCAGCACCGCGTCGACGACGTCCATCGGGATCTCGTGGTGGGAGTAGTCCTCCGGGCGCCAGATGCCGAGCGGCCACTGGTAGCCCGAGGCAACCTCGGTCGCGATGATGCTGAAGTGGTCCCAGCGCTTCGAGCCGTCGCCGCCGATCGTGATGAGCGCGCCGGATTCGACGGTCTTCGGCGCAGGCACGCGCCGGGCGGTCCAGACCTGGAGATCGAAAGCTCGGCCGGCGCCGCTGTCGCGCCCGTTGCCGAAGAAGCGTGACGCCTGGGCCGGATCCTTCTCGACCATCCCCGCGGCCTCGGCCTCGATCGCGTCGAGGTCGACGTGGCCGTTGTTCTCCCGGCGGGTGTCGTCCGGGTACACGATCCGGAGGATCTTGCGTCGCTCGGCCTTGTTCGCGAACGACAGGTTCTTGGGCGGCCACGTCACCTGGACGTAGACATCGTCGACCTTGCCCATCTCGACGAGTTCGTACTCGATCTGCGCCGTCGAATGCTGGGCCGGGTCCCAGGAGTTCGACTCGAGCGCCGCCCGAGCGCTCATGCCGGCGAGGTTTCGGTGGAGCGTGTCGGCGACCTTGGTCATGCCGTTGCGAGACGTGTAGAAGCCGACCTCGGTCTCGACCACGAACGTGCCACGGGCGCCGACCCGCGACGTGTCCGAGCTCGTCACGGGCTCGATCAGGCCGTCGCCCGGAAGGCGGATGAAGTCCTCGCCCGTCTTGGGCATGAGGAATGCGAGCGGGCCCTTCGCGATCATCGGTCGGAGGGCCTTGTAGACGTTGCCCGTCCCGTCCTCGCTGACCGCGATGATCTGGATCCAAGGCGTCGGCCGGGCCATGCCCATCGGCTCGCCGGGCTCGTAGGCGTATTCCCAGCCGCATCCGCACCCGTGGTCGCGGCAGACATACCCGTCGTCGTTGTCGGCCCAACCTCCGAACACCGATGGGCCGACAGCCTCGAGGCAGATGTGTGCAGCGGACTTGGGGCTCTTGCCCACCTTCTGCGGGCCGACGTCGAGGCCGCGTCGGTAGCGGAAGGCGGGCGCGAAGACTGGGTTGACCGGGTCGAACTCGGCCGTGCCCTTGACCAGGTAGAAGTTTCGGAACCAGAGCAGCTGGCCGTCGTAGAGCCGGAAGGGCGCGCCGGCGCGGAAGCCGTCGGGCACGGCGCAGTGGACCTCGATCCACGACGGCACGACCGCCATCGCAGCGTCACCGCGCGGCTCAGCCGGCATCGGTCATCTGCCGGAGCCGATCCCGAGCGTCGGAGATCAGGATGGGCCGCGCGATCGGCGATTCCGCCGCGGCATCTGCGAAGGAGGCGTCGTCTACGATCAGCCAGCGGTTGCGGGCGAGGCCGGGCTGGCTCAGGCCCAAGTGCTCCTGCATCCGGACCAGGAGGGTGCGCAGCGCGGTTGCCGTCTTGGGCCGCTCGGCCTCGCGCACCGTCCGCACATAGAGCGCGACCTCGAGTTCCTGGCCGTTCGCCTCCCACATCATGGCCTGGGGACGCTTCCACTCGTGCGCCCAGATCGCCTTCTCGCGCATGGTCGCCCGCGGCAAGGGGAACGCCGGAGGATCGCCCTTCCGGCCAGACGCCGGCAGCCGGATCCAGTCAGCGCCGGAGCGCCCGTTGCGGATTGCGTTCCGATCGGGCGCGGGACCAGATCGGGCGCGGGCGCCACCGCTAGTCATTCAAGCTCCTCGGCCCGAAAGGTTTGAACCCGTCCGACCGAAAGGACGGCTGCCATGCGGTCCTCGCTGCGGCGCCTCAGATTCACGTCAGACCCCCTCCCCCCGGTCATTCGTGATCGCGCGCCCCTCGCGTAGTTGCAGGCGTGGCACGCCGGCACGAGATCGGCGAGCGTCCCGCCCTGACTCACCGGCACGCGGTAGTCGGCCGTGTCCGCTGGCCTGCCGCACCAGTGGCACGGCTGGCCGAGGAGCAGGAGGCGGGCTCGGTCGTAGTCGGCACCGTGGCCGCGTGCCTGCCGCGGAACGCCGTAGTGGTTGCGGGACGACGTGCGGGCATGGCGCGCGCAGCGATCTTGCGCCGTCAATTCGCCGCAGCCTGGCTCGGCACACACGTGACGCGGAGCTCGAGGCATCACGACACCCGCACGCCAGCCGGCACGATGATCCGACTGAGCGGGCCCGCCTGCGCCTTCCGTGCGCTGGTGCGAACCTGGACCACGAGCACGACGATGGCCTCGAGGAACTCGGCATCAGTCAGGTCGGCCGGCAGGTTGATCGCCACGACGCGACCCGTCGACAGCGCCATCTGCCCGCCGAAACGAGGCGCCTGCTCGGCCTTGCTGATCGCGGCGTCAATCTGATCCATCAGCGCCACGCCTTGGTCTCGGGGTAGAGCGCGTCGCAGACCTCGTCCACAAACCGCTCCTGATCGTCCCTTGCCTCGATCGATCGGATCGCCTGCTCGATGGGCGTTGTGACCGGCGTAACGGAGCCGGGCTTCCGGACAGGCACGGGAGGGAGCGCGCCTGCCACTGTGAAATGCACGGCATGCCGCAGCCCGAGGAGTCGGCGCTGTTCACGGCGTGCCGCAGTGCTCACGCGCCCGCCTTCTCCTGATCGTGCTTCGCCAGCCTCAAGCACGTCTCGCACGACTTGGCCAGAATCGGCAGCATGTCGGCAGCCATCACCAGTTCCTGTGGAAGTCGTTCGCGGCGCGACTGAACGCCGTGCCCGTCGCAGATACGTTGGCGAGAATGCCGATGACCGCGAGTGCGAACCCGTCCAGCGCGGCGAACAAAGCGATGACCGAAGCGTCGAGAGGATGGTTCGTCGTGATGATGACGACCGCCCCTGCAACGTTGAGGATGGCGGCGATCAGGCCGCCCCAGAGTGCGCTAGAACGTCCGGCGATCACGATGTGCCTCCCGTGGGTACCTGGAGAGTCGGAAGCGTCTCCTCCGGCGGGGGAGTGCCCGTCTCCGCAAAGCTGTAGGCGCGCTTGGCGGCGGCGGCAACCGAGGCCGCCAACCAGCCGCCGACCGTCACAAGCCCCGGCTCCGCATGGAAGCCGACCAGAACGGTTCCGGCGAGAGCCGCGGCGTTGGCCACGGCTACGCCGACAAGCTGGTAGCCGAAGTAACGACCCCCACGCTTGAGCGCACTTCGCTGGGCTGGGTTCATGTGACGCTCGTGCCCGGCGGTGCGACGCCGACCATCTTGTTCTTGAAGTGGCCAGATAGGATCTTCACCGTGGTCGCGCCACTCTTCCCATCCATCGTCTTCCGGTAGACGGGAACGGTGCACGGCGCAGATGATGCCTTCAGTCCCCACGGCGTCGTGACCCAGCCCGGCAGGATAAGCCCAGAGGACGAGAGGCCATAGACCTTGACCATTGCGCGCGCTGCGACGTGCCAATGGAAGAGCGACAGCGGAGGAGGTGGCGGTTTCGGCTGGTCGGGAGCTTTCCAGACCTCGAAGACATGGACGAGCTGGCGATACGGCAGATAGCATTCGCCGTTCACGCCCCAGGCGCTACCCCACGAGTTGGAGAGCCGGAACCCCTTGGAGTCGTCCCAGCCGCGGCAGCGGATCGCATGTCCGCCGACGCGTCGCGCAGGATCGCGCCGTTCGGGCCGCCGCCGATGAGCGAGAAGAACCGTCCCTCGTCAAAGTTCCACCAACGGGCAGGTGCTTGGTCGTCGTAGTCCTGGAAGTCCTTCATGCCGGCAGTCGAATACGCGACGCATTGGGGTGTCAGCCCTTGGTCCAGAATCGGCGGCACCGGGACCGAGGCGAAGGCCGCCGGCAGCGTGACGGGGAGGTCGACGCCAAGCGCGGCGTACAGCGCGTCGATGGGATAGTCCCGTTCGTCGGGCGGGCTCGGGATCGCGCCCAGACCGTGAATCGGGAGCAGCGTGACCTGATCGCTCATCGCTTGCCACCCGAGCGGTAGTAGCGCGGCCGATGGTTGACCTGCCGGAGCGGCTCGCTCACGGCACAGAAGCGGCACCACAGACGCCGCAGGACGCTCATGACTCGCCTCCCCCGTGCATCCCGTCGCGGCAGAAGCCGCAGAAGACGACGACCGGCTCGCGGCATCCGCAGGCGCAGACGCACGTCACGGCAGGTTCGGGGAGCGGGCGGGGATAGGTTGCGACAACCGAGATGTCAGCCGGGTCGCCGTTCCTCCGCGCCCGCTCCCGCCCTCGGCGCAACGCCTCACGCTCGCGATACTCCGGGTGGCCAGCTCGCCAGGCGCGGTGGTACTTCGCGCGGTACTCGTCCTCGTGCCAGTGCCCGCCACGCGAGCCGGGGCCGACCGGGAGGCGATTCTCCATCGGGGCGAGCGTCATGTCAGTGCAACAGCCGGGTGGTGGGCGTGACGGCGTAGTACAGCCGCGGGTAGATGCCCTGCGCTTTCGCCAGCTTCTCCGCGAAGGCGCGCATGATCGCCACGGGGACCCATTCCGCGCCGTCACGCTGCAACGGGTCGAGGACGTACACGAACTGCCCGGACGAGTGCAGGTAGTCGACGAAGACCGCGTGGTTGCCCTTGAAACTGACCTGCCCGGAGTACCGCGCCGGGATCTGGTCGTAGTCGCCCTGGAGCACGACGCCGCGGCCGTGTCGCAGGGCGTCGAGAACGTCCGCCCAGTCTCCCGATCCCGACTCGTTGACGATCGATACGTGGAGCCGGGCAGCCGCCGAGATCGCCTGCGGAAGGGTGAGCCCGGTGTACGCGGAGGCGCCGGAGAGAGCGCGAATCTGCGCGCCGGTGACGCGCACAGCGCCGTAACTCGCCTTTGAGAGCGCCATCGCCATCGAGTAGGCGGTACAACTGAAGCCGCCTTGCGGGTCGCCGATCACGAGCTGGTACTGGAACGCCGCGATGTAGCGCAGGTTGCCCGGGGCTCCCACGTAGGTGCCGGCCAACCCGGGGCCGGAGGTCGAGACCTCGGGACCGCCCTTGAGCGATGGGACCAGTGAGAAGAAGCGCCACCAGCCCGGGACGGGGGAAACGGGACCAGTGACGACCACCGGGACCGAGACCGCGTCGGGAATGACAACCGGGGTGGCCGCGAACGCTGTCCCGCTCAGACCGAGCGAGAGGACCAGCGCAAGGCCGACGCCGGCAAGGGTATGCCCGGCGTGACGGAGCCGGGCTTCCGGGCGAGCAATGGGCCGGTGGGCTCGCCAGTAGCGGAGGCGGACACCCGGACGCGAAGAGGAGTCGACGTCCGGGCTGGTGTCCACGCCCTAGAGCGTGCGCGCCGCCTGACGCTGGTGTCTACTGGTTCAAAGCAACCAGTACATCCGCACTAGATCGCTGAGCGTGGCCCACGCTCAGAAAACCCCGATTTGTCAAGAGGTAGATCGCCTGCTCATTCGTCTCAACGCCGAGCCGGATTCGGGCTGTGGCGAGGTGGTTGCGGACCGTGAAGGGCGAGATGCCGAGCAGATGAGCGGCGCCCTTCGGGGTCCCGGTGGCGAGGATGGCCTGGAAGCAGGCGAGCTGGCGCGGCGTGACGTCGCGAGCCCGCGTCGTCATCCGACCAGCCGGATGCGGCGCTCCTGCACCGGCATCGTCACGCGACAACCCCGGATCTGCTGGCTGGCGGAGCCTCGAACCCTCTCGCCCCGACCATAACCAGCAGATGCGCTCGAAAACGCCTCCGCGAGCCCCCGCGCCATTGCCGCGGGTGTCGGCTCCAGGCGCATCGAGCGAAGCCCGAGGACGTCGACGCGCTCGAAGAGCGACTCGGTCAGCGCCCGGCGCGAGGCCGGCGCGTCGTCCCACAGCAGCGGCAGATCCCGCAGGTAGACGAGGACATCGCCCGCGTCCATCGCGGTCGGAGCCGCGAGCTCGCGGGCCGCGGCTTCCTGCTCATCGAGAGCGGCCATCGTCGTCTCGAGCACCCGGGCATCGCGATCGCGCCGGTAACGCGCCACCGATGCCTCGCGTTCGCGTTCGATACGGGCCAGGCCAAGGCGGTCGGGCTCCGGGGCGCGCGTCGAGGCGACGACGTCGGCGACCAGGTCGGCGCCGAGCGCAATCCGGCCGAGGACCTCGCGAACGATCGCCTCGTACTCCGCGGCGCGGTAGCTCGCCCCGGGCATGCCCCGGCGCTGGCCGCGCGTTCGGTGGCGCGGTTCACGCCGGACAGCGGTGAACGCCTCGCAGGCGTCGGGATGGCGGTAGCGCCCGGTGTCGCCGATCAGGTGCCGGCCGCAGGCCGCGCAGTGGAGCTGGGTCAAGGCGTAGGGCCGGCGCGTCGTGGCCCGGCCGTGCCGGGTCCGGCGGAGCGCGCGGATCGCCTGGACGGCCTCCCATAGGGCCGGGTCGACGATCGGGGCCCAGTGCGCGCGCTCGCCCGTCCGGAGCCGGCCGACGTAGAGCGGGCTCGTGAGCATGCCGCGAACCGTGTACAGCGGCAGCCCCGTGGCCGCGGCGACGGCTCGATCGTTCATCCGCGACGCGGCGAGCTCGAACGCTCGGATGACGGTCGGGACGCGCTCCGGATCGGCCTCCATGAGCTTCGTCTGGGGATCGCGCCGGAGCCCGAAGGGCGCGCGGCCGCCAGGGTCCCGCTGTTCGGCGCGCTTCGCGGCGTATCCCTCCTGGACGCGGCGCCGATGCTTCCTGAGCCACAGGTCGGCCGCCTTCGCCTCGTCGACCAGCTGCCCCCAGTTCCGCTCGGCCGACGACAGCAGCTCCTCGTCACAGAACCAGACGGCGACGCCGGCGGGGTGCAGGTCCTCCTCGAGCAGGTTCAGCGTCTGGCGGAGGTTGCGCTGCCATCGGGCGACGTAGCCCACCAAGAGCAGGTCGAACTCGCCTTCGGCCGCCGAGGCCAGCATCGCCCGCATCGCCGGGGAGCCGTGCACCGTGGCGCCGGACTGCGCGGCGGACCACTCGAGCCCGGTGTCGATGAGGGCGAGGCGTCGGATCGCGCCAGCCTGGAGCTCGCGCTGGGCGCCCGGACCGTAGCGATCGAACTGGCCGGTCGTCGACTCGCGGATCCAGCGGGCTACGCGAAGGCCGTGGAGGTCATCGACGGATCGCGGAAGCCTCACGATCGCCGCCCGGCGATCGGCTTCGCGGCGCGGTTGTGGCGCGTGATCGCTGCGAAGAGCTTGTCGAACTCCGGGGCGTCACGACCCAGGCGCCACGCGACCTCGGCGACCTCGACCTGAAAGAGGCGCCCCGCCTCCTCGAGCTCCCGGATCCGCTCGGCCGGTGTCACGCCGCTCGCCCTCCCTGCTTGCCGCCTGTCACGACCACGATCCTACGCCGTCGCTCGGCTGCCTCGGCGGCCCGGCGCGCGGTGATCTCGGCGATCGCAGCTGCGAGCGCCAGGACGATCGGGTCGGACGGCCGGCGGTCCACCGGTCAGCCCCACGCTCCTGCGAGCATCACGGCGAGCACCGCGAGCACGACGCAGATGGCGACCCAGAGACAGCCGCTGACGACGAAACCGCGGGCACAGCCGCGGGCCGGAGCGAGGGGATCAGTCGGTTGGCGCTCGCTCACGGCTCGATGCCCTCGGCGATCATAGCCAGGCGCAGCGTCACGTCCGAGCGGGTTCGCAGCCACAACGGGCAGCCGTCCTCGTCCACCAGGAATGTCCCGTCCTTGTCCGGGAGTGCGGCCTGCCAGCGGCGCGGCGCGGCGGTCTGGACGGCCGTGCCGATCCATTCGCCGTTGCGGATGACCTGCCAGATCGTGACCCAGCCTGGGAGGAACAACCGGCGGTAGACGAGGCTCATGGCCGTACCTTCGGGCTGGCCACGGTGGTCCTGCCACCAGCCCATCGCTGGCAAGCTGAGCACCGTGCCTGATGCTCGGCCAGCAGCGTCTTCCCGAGAGGTCCGGCGAGATGGCGCTCGGGCTCGATCGCGAAGAGATCGGTCCACTGCCTCCCGATCAGGACCATCTCGGTGAGCTCGTCGTCACACTCGGCGGTGAGCCGCCACGTGTCTGGGAGGCTGTCGGCGATGTCGAGCCCGACGCGCACTTCGCGATCGGTGGTGGCGCGACCTCGATGCGAGCGGCGACTCATGGCTTCACCTTCTCCGGGTTCTTCGCGCCCTCGGCGTAGGCGACGGCGACCGCAAGCGCCGCCCACAGGTCGGCGTGGAAGCCGTACAGCGGTCCGGGCGTCTTCTTCAGGCCGATCGACGCGTCGCCCCCGAAGCGATCCATCAAGACGCGCCGCACATTCGGATCCTTGGCCCGCGCCGAACCGCAGAGATGGACGACGATCGTCTTGCGGGTGAGCTGGACGACGGGCGTCGGATGCAGGGCCTCCTCGAAGCGGCCGGCCCAGCGCACGGTCTCGAACGTCTCGGCGCCGACCGGCATGCCGTAGCTGGCGACCTGTTCGATGACGGCGACGTCGCAGAGCCCGCCAACGAAGCCGGCCCGCATATCGGTCAAGAGATCACCGTTCGGGGAGATACCGAACCCGGTCGGCGATCCATCTCGGAGAACCACCCACGCCGACTGCACCGTGCCCGGGTCGATCGCGAGGATCGTCCGCACTTCGGCCTCTCCGGCGAACGTCCACAACATCGGCTCGGTCGTCATGGCGCGCCCCAGAGGTGCCGGAGAATCGACCTGACCGCTTCGGCGGCCTCGTGTCGCTTCGGGTCGCCGCGCTTGACCCACTCGGCGTCATCTTCTGCCCGGCCCGCATCCTCCCGGAGCCGCTCGACGTGAGAGATCAGCTGGGCGACGACCGCCGACCAGGAGGACGAGCGCCGCATGATCCGCTCGAGCTCGGCTGGCGTATCGCACATCGCCGCGTAGACGATCGCCCGCTGGCTCGGCTGCTCTTCGTCGCGGTCGTCATGGATGGTCCCGGTCGGCGGGTAGATGTAACCGCGCTCAGCCGCAAGGCGGTAGATCGCGTGCCAGCGCCGATCTCGGAAGTCGCCTTCGGCCCACGCCTTCCGTGCAGCCGTGTACGTCGCCCGGTCGTAGGTCTTCGTCATCGGAGGGTCCCAACAGGCTGAACAGCAGCGCCCTGCTTGGCTTCGAACCAGGAGCCGTCCTCGGCGCCCTCCTGCGCGCTAACGGCCTCAGGCTGTTGTTGAGCCTTGAGAGAGATTCCGCCCGGCACCGCTACCGCACCGCCCGGCACCGCACCGCTCAGACGGAGAGGCGTTGCACTCGGCGTAACATCTGCCGTTGCACCGGCCGTAGCACGCGGCCCCGAACCGTTACGGCGGAGACCGTTGCGCTCGCGGCGCTCGCGGAGTCGTTCGAGTCG